ATGTTAGAGATGTCCAAAATAAAGATTACATAAGTATTACAGAAAAGAAAACCGGAAAATATAAACGTTTCCCGATTAATTCAAAACTAAAGCCCATGTTTGCCCAATTTACTCAAGGCAGAAAAGCTGATGAGCCATTATTTTTATCTGTATTCAATAATAGAATGGAAAGAACTCAATGTTATAGAATTATAAATGATATTTGCCGTAAGGCAGGAATTGATTATAATATTGGTACTCATACTTTAAGAAAAACTTTTGGATATCACCATTACCGAAAGTTTAAAGATATAGTAGTATTGCAAAAAATATTCAATCACTATTCACCGCAGGTTACGCTTCGTTATATAGGAATTGACCAGGATATAATTGACAATAGTTATAACAACTTTATCCTATAATATGTCAGAATAACACAACTTTCTACAAAACAACTCAACATATTTACACTTGTGTTGAGTTTTAAATAAGCTGAAGTCTCTTTAAATATTTATCTGTTAAATATAATACTGTAAGCCACTATGTAATTTTTTTATTTTGTGATAGACTTGTTAAAAGTAAAGTGTAAAAACGTAATGGTTCAGGTTATCGCTTTTGTAATGCCGCACAAACCGGCAAGTAGGCAATTTTGCCATTATGTCGATAAAAGAACTGTCCGGATTCTTATCGATAACCGTCACCAGATATTTGCGGTTAGACAAATATACCCCGTCATCAGCAAACGTGTTCTCGATATCTTCGAGAGCGTAAACGATGGCGGGGTAATTCATCTTAACTGACTCGGGAGGTTGGTAATACACATTTCGGCTTCCCAGAAGATCTTCCAGCAAAGCCTGTAGATCTAGTCTATTCGCCATTATATACCCCTCCTATAGTCAGTATTAGTCTAGGGTACTGAACTTCGACACTTTCTATCTTCCATTTAGCACCCATAAACCCAACGTACTTCATCAAGTGAAAATTCTCGCGAGCAAATGGATCGGCCAAAATACTAATCTCATTCGAAACGTTGATGTTGTCGTTGAGTTTGTCGGCTGTCTGAAGTCTGCGGGTATTTCTGACAAGTTCGCCGAAATACATGCGCTCGGAGATACGATCCTCCCATACGCCTGGGGTCGTTTCTTCAGTAACAGCATAGCCGATTGGTCCATAAAACTTCGCCATTTTGAATTTTCACCCCTTTAATCAGCGGAATACTCCTTGGAATACAGAGTAGTCGCCGCAGAAGCAGATGCGGAAACAGCAGTCGCAAAGGTTACGGATACGCTGCCGCCAGACTCTTCCTTGAAGAACAGCGGCATGTAATATGTGCTGTTATAGCTGATGATTACGCCCTTCTTGCGCAGATTGAGAAGGGTATCCTTATCAACTTTATTCGCTTCCGAACACTTGCTGTCCGTGTACAGGTAATTATCAGCCGTCTTACCATAGAGAATAACGTTTTTCACATATTTCTCTTCAGCGTCAGCGTAAACAACAGTCATGTTATTCATTGATTAGTCCTCCTTGCTATTTGTATGTTGTTGATTTTAACCGGCAGTGCTCAGCTCAAGAGCGATAGCGGAATAAGGCTTGATAAGGGCGCCGGAGCAGCGGGTCTCAATCAGATACTTCTGCTGGTTGTAGTCGATATCGAAATCGTCGAACATGTTCACAGCGCCGCCGCGATCCGCGCCGACATTGTAATCCGCCAGATTAACGATAATGCCCATCAGAGCGCCGCCGTTCTTGCCGTTTACACCCTCCATAACCGGAACGGTCACAATCTCCTTAACGCGGAGCTTCTTTGCAAGCTGAGCGACATCAGTGTAGAGATCGCGGCCGGTGGTATCGGTCAGAAGCAGGCAGTCGGTAAGAATGTCTTCAGTGGTATACAGAGTAGGCTGACCAGAACCCTTATAGTTCTTGCGGGCCTTGATAGCGGTGCGAATAAACTCGCGGGCCTTGTCGTCCTCAGTAGCGGAAGACTGGACGCTGACGATAGCCTGAATGGTATACAGCTCCTCGTCCTTGAGAATGGGACGGATGTTCTGCTCATTGATCTTATCATCGCTGGAAGCAAGACGGCCGTCGCCAATCAGATAAGCGCGGGCCAGCTCCTCGTCCAGCATCATACGCATTTCAGACTTCAGCCACGCCACAACGTCGAAATCAGTGATGTCGACAACATCGTCGCGATCCATCTTCTGCTTTTTGTAAACGGTAGTTGGGGTAGTGGTGCGCTTCAAAAGACCAAAGACCTCTTCCTTCTTCAGCTTGCCCTTGAAATACCCCTTTGCGCGGGCGTCGTCCTCGGTGATATCGGCAAAGATGGACTTAATGCGGGAAAACGGGGTGTGATGCACACCGCTCATAACCTTCTTTACCCAACCGGTATCACGCTGAATAAATTCGGGGGTGTTGGCCAAAGTCTGGGCGTCAGGGAACAGATAGTCCACATTGTCGATGCCATGAGCAAGCACGCTGTCCTTCAGGCTGCCGTAGCGCTTGATATCTCCAAAGATCGTGGAAATCTCTTCGCTGGATACCTCAGACCCATCGGAATGAATGAGAACATTCTCCTTCTGACGGTCATCCTTATCAAACACGTTATGTTTCATAGTATTAGTTCCTCCTTTAGAATCGTCATCGTTATTGTCTTCAGACTCGGGGTCAGATTCGCCCTGGTCGTCCATAGCCTGACCGATCATAGCGTACATAACGTTTTTCTGCTCTTCGGTCATACTGTTGATTACATCGGCGACAGTTTTCTCCTCATCGGAATCGGTCTTCTTCTCAGGATCATCCTTCTTTTCGGAAGTTTCTTTCTTTTCACCGTTGTCTGCCTTGTCTTCCTGCTTATCAGCATCGGAATGCGACAGATAGAGCGGCATACCCGTATAGATGATCGCTTCGTCATCCGAGTCTTCGCCGTGCTTGAGCATAGAATCAATAAAAGCGCCAGGATTTGCACCGGCATGGACCAGGCTTACTTCACGAATCTCTCCATGAAGAACGTCGCACCCTCTCTGCTGAAGCTGATTGGCGTAGATAGACAACGCACAAATGTCCCCATGCTTAACAAGAATCTTTCCAATCTCGCCGGATTCGGAATCGTTGAAAAAGCCGTAGGTATAAACACCTTCCGGACGATTTTCCAACCATGCATGACCAAGCACATTGCGTGGATCATTGTGCTGATGATTCCATACGAGAGGGACTTTGATTCCATCATCGTGTTTGAACGCGTCTCTACGAATCACTCTTCCGTCAGAGCATTTAAGGTCGTTTCTGGTTGCCCATCCGCTGAAATCGCAGGCTTCAGGCTGAAATGCTCTTTCCATTTTGAATTTCCTCCTTATTTCGTTTTTGTTTTAGAGACCCTACTCTCGAAACTACTCTGTTTCAACATTTTTGTCTTCGACAGGCGGATTGATTTCCGGCTCTGACTCGCTCGGGGCGCTGAGGTTTTTGTTCCTAAGCTCGTCCGCTCTCGGGTCATCCGAAGGCTTCATACCGATAACCTGCCGAATTTCATTCGATGTCATAATTTCGTTTCGAGTGAACTTATCAGCAATTTCAGCGATATCGTTGACGGGAACGAGTTTAAACGGGTCTCTAAAGAACGAAATCGACTGGGATTGTGATCGGGCGGTTTTTGTTAGAAACTTTCGTTTCATTTCGTCAACAATAGCTGAAATAATAGGCTCAATCGTTCGGTTATTGTAGTTCAGCATCGTTTTCTCGTCCGCCGTACCATCCAATATGCTTTGAGTGATACCTAACTGGCTGTATAGCATACTCGTTAAATATTCAATCTGCGACATAAGGTTGTTGTTGACGGAACGATTCAACTGCGTAATACGCTCGGTACCGTCGGCATAAGCAATACCATATTTAGTACCGGACAACTGAGCTTCAATATCTTTTCGCCTGTTTTCGGCCTGTTGGCGCCTTGCTTCCGTCTTGATGACATAGGGCAACTGGATAATCAAATCTAATTTTCCGGAACCGCTCTGTTCATCGATGACGTCAAGTAGGTTAAGTTTTCGAATAAGCCGTTGCATAGTAGAATTGGGCTCATTCACAACTGCGTACAGAGGATTTTCAACAATCGCTACTGTACTCTTTGGCACCAGTATGTTTTCTTTTGTCCCGGTCCGCTCGTTATAGAGGCGGACCCTAACATGCTGTGGGTACCAATCTAAAATTTTACCGACTCGCATGGTTTGAATGTCATACGAACCGGTAACGGAAGGATCATAAGTTGTATCAACGGGCACAATTGCCACGCAGCCTTCATCAAGCATGGACACGACAATGTCCTGAATAAAGGCTCTGGCGGTTTGGTCGATATTTGCTTCTACGGTAAGGCAGGTGTTCAAACCATCCTGAATAACGGATAAGAAGCGTCCATTTTCGTCCAGACGAATATGCTGCACATTTAACGCCGCAACATCCAAAGCAATCCGGTTATACACAGAAGTGATAATGGACCGCTCGTTGCCTCTGGTAAGGCGGATACGGTCGGGTCTGGACGAATAGCCAGGTCCAACATCCTGATAGGTTGTATAATCAGTTCCCGTAAATGCGTTCCAAGCATGTTTCAGTCTAGAACCAAAAGACATTCCCATTTGAATCATCACCTCCTTTTTAGTCGAACGCATCACGATTGAGCTTGTATGCGATATACGCATCCATCATCGCGGCAACAGCGTCAATCTTTTGCTCGTATCGTTTCTTGAGCAATTTTCGATTTCCGTTGGTATCTTCAAGGGTAATGCAGTTACCCATAGCAAAAGTCATGAGTTCCTCGTCGAAGAGAAGCATCCTTTCTTCGGAAAGCTTCTTTAATTCCCCAAGAGGAACCGATTCCGTTTTGGCGCCCTGAATAACTTTTTCAATGCCAAACGGACCATTTTCCTGTTCCCATCTGGCAACAAATTCTTTGGCGTTATACGGGTCAAAGCCAAGACAGCGAACGTCATAGCCGCACTCTGAAATATGATTGTCGAGATCTTCGTAAACGTCCATCATATCGAGCACAGCGCCCTCTAAAACAATTAAACTGCCTTCGGCCATGAACTGATCGTATTTGATCCTCATAGCTGCGGGCAGTTTCATCAATGTCATAGAAGTTATGTAATTTCGTGTCTTGATGCCAAAAGAACCGTTTGACAACGGGAACAAAAACGTAAAGGCGCAGAAGTCATCACCCTGCGATAAATCTGCACCGAGAGAACATGACATCTGCCAATAGTCTCTCTTTCGGTGAGGAAGCGTTTCTTCATAAGTAAAGTAATAGGTATATCCCTCCATGGGCAACCCAAAACGCTTTGCGAGAATGTCGTTTCGTGCGGCGGGGGCTTTCTCGGCTCTTTCCACGTCCAATTGGTAAGTTTCGTAACTCACGGTTTTACCAAGATTCGGATTGGCCTTAAGCCACATTTCCGGATCTCCAACTTCGTCAATCGAATCGAGTTTGTACCACCATATGGATACGTGCGGATTGATGTAATCTCCTTTAAGAATGTCCATCAACTCCATTTTGATTGTATCGCCGCTTCCGTTACGGACTGTACCTTCGGAACTGATTGCTACAATAATGTAGTCGTTTACTTTTGAAGCGCCCTGTTCAATTGCACCGATAACATCCTCTCGAATGTCGCCGGAAAGCCATTCGTCAACCGTTGCCACCTTAATCTGTAAACCCTGGAGCTTGGCGATGCTCATTGGCCGAACTTCAAGAAGAGAACCGGTAAGAAAATTCTCCACGCCTTTTTTGGTTGACGCCAATTTGGTGCGATTTGCTTTTGAACCGGTGGTGTTCTGTAAAGAACCTTCCGTCAGGAACTGGAACAACGGTCCGCGAGAACGCGTTATCGCAGTACGCAAAGGAGACATAACTTCTTCCGCCTGCTTCATGGTCGGCGCCGTGGTAATTTGGTGCGTGGTGGAAGTGTCAACGTTGAGAAAGTATCCCTGTAGAGTGGAAGCGTACATTGATTTTGCAGCACCTCTGGCTACAATAAGATACTGTTTATTGATAAGACGCTTCTTAACGTTCTTCCGAACGTAATGTCCGCCATGACCGTCTGGATTTGGCTGATATACGCTTCGTTCAACAAAGTAATACCATCCAAAAATCTGTTCGCCCCACAGCTTGAATGTGTCCAGCAAAGAAAGATCGGACCCATCAGTAAGAGTCAGTTCCGCTTCGCAATAGGCGATCCATCCTTCAACCGCCTGGTCGTCATAGTAAACACCGGGATTGGCAATAAGGTCGTCAATGCGATTCATCTCCATGGAGATTTCTTTGTTTACCGGGATTTCCCCTCGAAGAACGGCATCACGAAACATACCGTAATATTTGGGGACGGCAGTGTTTGATAATGCCATAAGCAACCGATCTCCTTTTTACTTCTTGCTAAGGCCACTGACGATTTTCTTAATCTTGTCATAGTTGTTGTAAAGCGTAATCGCTGTGGTGGTAGCAGTTGCTATTCCAGTAGCTGCTTTCATTGTCTTAGAAACAAATTCCTTACCG